CCGATCTTGCCGGGCAACTCGATGTTAATCTCAAATAGATTACTTCTAGTAAAAGAATATGATCCTCTACCGGTAACGTTTGTTTTAAATACGTCGATATTAAATGACATGACTTCTCCGAAAGTACGTTCTCCTATATGTTATTTATAAAAAGGCATTTTTTAACGCCTTTTTATAAGAGTCTAATTATCAACCAGGCAGGGTTACGCCATTGGGGTCGTTACCTTCGACAACAGTCCAATATGCATACTGCCACTCTACAGTAAATTCCATGATCTGATCGTTTGCATTTGCATCCAGATCCATAGAAGAAATATTAGAAGGATAGCAGTGATGGAACTTATACTTCTTTACGACAAAACCATCATCGCCTTCTTCACCCTTAACGTATTTGCTTAGAAGATGAACTTGAGGATTGGCAAAATATCCCAGACCCTTAAAGTTGCTTCTATTTCTCCTAGCGTTATTCATCAGATTGATCCATCTTTCAAAGGATCTTCTGAGTGCTTGGTTTCTATCATTCATGACTGTGATAGTCCAAGGTTCAAATGTTCTGTCGCCAGGAATCTTATAAGTTCTACCCTGAACAGGAACTTCAATTACGCCGATTGTTGATGCGGGCATCTGTGCCGCACGACAGAAAAACTTTGCAGTGGTGTTGGGATCACCAGCTTCTACCTTTTTGCCGCTGATTACGTTTCCTCCTGTTGGAAAATCTAAGGATACTTTGAAGAGATTAGATCTTGCAAAATCTGCACTAACCTTACTCTTAAAAGTGTCAATTGTTGAAAGACCCATGTTACCCCCGTAGTAAAAAGAATTGACTCTTTATATGCTATATGTATTTATACAAATAAAAAATTTGGGGACCTTTTGATCCCCAAAAAAATTAGAACTGTTAAACTAAATCAGGTGACGACTTCAGAGAATGCAACACCAGATCTGGTTGCGACGAATGTCAGCGTGATGAAGTTAATCGTGCGTGTCGGCTTAACATAGATGTCAGCAGCAAACTCGTTACGATCAATTGCATCGGGAGGGTTGTTGGACTCATCGCACTTGACGAGGAAGTCGGTAACACCTCTTCTACCTTGAACATCGGTCATGAAAGGTTCAACAACATTCAGGAAGGATCATCTTGTACCTGCATCATTCTGTTCAAACAGAACGTTCTTAGCAGCGGTCTCGATGAACGCTTCCATTGCAAGGAACAGTTTACGGACGTTGATTCTGTCGAATGCGGACTGGAATGTAAGTGCAGTCTTATCGCCGTAAAGAACGTTACCCTGACCAGGGAATGTTACGATCGGGTTGATTCTGTTGGAATACAGAAGATCGCGCTGTGCCTTGTTAGGTGTGAATGCCAGTTTGATGGTATTCAGAAGAGTACCTCTGTTGAAACCAGCAGGAGAGAACCAGGGCTCGAACTGAACTTCTGTTCTCAGAGTCAGACGTGCAGTATCAGCACTGCAAGGGATGTAACGATACTTATCGTTAAACTTATCATAGATATACTTATAACCGGAATCCAGAACCATGTAGGAACTAGAAGGAACACCCTGCATGAATTCAACAATGTTCTCTGCTTGATCCTGAGGATCTGTAACACCGATGACATCTGCGCGAGGAGGTGAAATGAATGCCATGCAGTCCTTACGACCATTGGTCAAGTCATTCAGAATAGCGACCTTACCGTTTGCTTCAGCATCTGTGTTACCCAGAGGACCTGAGGGTAGGTAGTTAATGGTTACAGACTCACGGTCAGTGACCAGGTTGTAAGCAGCATTGAACTGTGCAGTTGTCAGACTGTAGACACTACCAGTTACGGTGTAGGTAGAACCATTTGCAAGGCGATAGTAACCAACCGAGTTGTTAGCAGAACCAAGTGCAGTTGCACCAGCAGGATAGTTAATACCACCTGTTGCACTACGGAGCAGGTTAAATTGACGATCCTCAGCAGTACCACCCCAGTTACCAGCAGAAGCGGTTCCAGTTGCAGCGAAGGTTGTGGTGACATGCTCACCCCAGAAAACATAATCAGAACGCTGCTTCAAGACTTCGGGATAGTAGTTATTCTCACCGACAGAAGTCTTACCATCGGATGCCTTAGAAAGACCAACATACTTCTCAAGAAGAGTGCCAGCAGTACCAGTGATTTTACCATCAACGTCGATGACGAGAATGTTCAGTTCGTCATTACGACCACCTTTACCGGAAGCATAGAGAGAAGTACCGGGGCGAGTTGCAACTTCAACCCACTTACCACCAGGCAGATACTCACGCTCGGGATACTCGTCACGAACAGAAGACAGTGTGACGTTAGTGGAGTTGGTGTCAGTGACTACATCACTAGCAGCAAAATTGATGCTATCTTTATTCAGACCAACGTAAACACGACGCTCGATTGTTGCGTTGATTACTGCAGTGTTGGTGCCCTGAGTGATAACTTGGTTATCGTCAAGAATACCGGTAACACCACCAGCAGGAAGTGCAATTTCCAGTTTCTTATTTGTTGCATCATATGCAAGAACGGTAACTGCTTCATCAGATCCACCGATGTCGATGGTGGTAGTAGCACCAGGAGTGAACGAACCGACAACCGTATCAATAGTCAGCATGATGCTGTACTTGAAGACTTTACCAGCAGCACCGGATGCAGTAGAGATTGCCTCATCAGCAACGAACTCATGCTCGTTACCACTAGCAGGTGCAGGAGCAACCAGGATTTGATCAGGACCAGCATCAGTTAAGAAGATACCAAGGGAGTTACCATCAGTACCAGCAGTACGAGCTGCCCAGTTCCAATCATTTACCGATTCCTCATAGTTACCTTCGTAGTTATCAAGGTTCTTGATCAGGGGAGCAGTACCAGTATCTACAGCGTTCTTGAGACCGTCGTTGGTGATTCTGACAACTTTCATAACACCACCATACTGCAAGAATTGTACTACAGTAAACCAGTGCTCATAGTTGTAATCATTCGGACGACCAAAAATTGCTTCAAACTGAGTTTCAGATGAAATGTCTACGATTTCTTCTACGGGACCCTGCTCAAAGGGACCGGCGTAGAATCCAACATTAGTTGCGGGTAATCTTGCACTGGTTGTTAGATCTCTTTCAACGATCTGAATGCCAGGCGATAATTGTGCGGCTGCAGGCATGGTTTATTCTCCTATAAAATCCGGGATTATCGGTTGTCTGAAATTATTTATATTTTTGAAACCTTACCTAAACTCCCACATATAGGATTTATCTCCATATTCCGCGACCTTCCATACGTCTCCCTGAGCATCTGCGAAGTACTCATCATCTAAACCATCGTCAATAAATCCAAATGGTGCCATATCTTGCTCAATAGATTCTCTTTGATCTGCATAGATTCGAGCACGAACATCATTATCATGCATTTCCTTAAAGTAATCTTGCATTGCCATCCATGCAAAAATCACCAAGCACATAGCAAGGTCATCATTACATCCTTCTTCCGCCGCAAATGATTGACCCTTGACAATGAACGTAGTTAATTCTGCAATCGTATCATAATCATTGATTAATAATTTATCCTCTTCGATGAGTGCTTTGAGGTTAGAGCAACCAACCTGTTTGACAGCGGTGGACATCTTGACACCAAGTTGAGTCTTCTTACCGGAAAATCCTTGTCCGAGTTGTTGACCCGCACGACCGCGCATTGCCGCCATTAATAGATTTTCATACTCCAGATCAAACTGGATGATATCTGCAACCTGTCCACCAATATCATTTACCTCACACAGCACATAAGCATTATTATAGTTCTTAGCAACATCTACAATAATATTAGGGAAGATGATAGGTTTGATTTCATTATTCCTATATCTAGCAACTAGTTTATATGGAACTGTAGTTGTATCCATAACCATAAATGCAGAGTAATCATTTGATAATCCTCTAGCAACATCAACAGTTATGATATAATTATGCTCTGGTATTGCCTTTTCATATACTGCTAATCCATTCCTTTGCATCAAAGGATCATGATATGGCATGATCCTTAACTTACTAGGAGAGATCAATGTATCAACAGATCCTAAGAACTCACATTCAAACTCAACTCGGAACTGCTGCTCAGATGTATTTTTAATAGTTTGCTCTTTCCAAACATTATCACGACCCGGAACTTCAGACCAATGAACCTCTGTAGGAACATATTCATTAGATCCTCTCTCAGCGTCATGCCAAAGTTTGTAGAACATATTCATCCCGTGTGGGGTAGAAATGATAATAACCTTTGTTGATTTACCAGAAGAAATAGTAGGATAGACAGAACTGAAAAACTGGTCAGCAATATGGTTCGGAATAAACGCAAACTCGTCCAGGAAAATGACATTAAAAGACATACCCCTGACAGCAGAAGCAGAAGTACTTGCAGCCATGATTTTACTTCCGTTTTCCAATTCCAAGGATCCTCGGTTCCATTGAAGAATACCTTGCTGAAGCCATTTTGGAAGATTTTCATAACTTAGTTGCAATCTCTGTAGCATCTCGCGAGCAGTCGCTGCTTTGTTAGCAAGGATCGCTACGTTTGCATTATCGTTGAACAAAACATACCAAAGAAGGTACGAGGTAACAATCGTAGACTTACCGGACTGACGTGGTAGTTTTGCAATATTAAATCTATGGTCATGAAACTTTTGTACCATCTCCTCTTGGAAATGATACATGTCAAAGGGAATCAAACCTTTATCAAGAGAAACGATTTTGATATAGGTTTTGATAAAGTATACTGGATCCTCAGAACATCTAATAATTTCTTGAACTTGCTCTGGAGTATATTCCAAAGCAACATTCGCTTTTTTTAGATTAGGATTGCCTAGATATTCACTATTAGATGAGGGTGCCATGCTGTCTACGAATTTCTCTCAGTTCTTCAAAGTCTTTTTTCTTGGTTCCGCCATCGTATGCCCAAGCGTAACCTTCTTCAATCATCTGCTCGTTAAGTGATAGATCGGCGTCTCCAATATAAAGCCATCCAAGAAGGCGACCATACTTGCCGACACCACCAACCAACTCAGTACGGATAATAAGATCGTCATCCCCACTAATCGCACCATCCAACTTCTCTTTGAGCCAAGCCGTCGCATCTAATCCGAGTTCCTTTTCTTCTTTATCTCGGGTGCGTTTCTCTGGCGTGTCCACACCAGCAACTCTAACTCTCTCTTTTTTATAAAGGTCAAAACCGAGATCAATTGTGACATCGATCGTGTCCCCATCGACGACTCTATTTATTTTCGTCACTCGGAAGTGTAACAACTCTTCCTGCTGGGGGGTGTCATGGCTCCCATGCTTTTGTGCCTCTCGGGTATCAACTAGTAGTATATATCTAATAACCCAAGATACTCCAATAAGAAGGAGCATGATCGAAAAGATCACACTCCATACAGGGTCATTAATATCATTCAGTGGGCGGAGTATCAGATTCATGACGACTAAATGGTTCCCAATGTTCCCATCCATATTTATGTACAAGATGCATTCCAATGATAGGAACGAACACAAGAAAGAACCCCATGACGCCTAAGCACCATGGAGTTTGCATAACAGATCTAACAAATAGAATCATCATCCTCCATATCTACAAGTTCTTTCACTCTTTTGAGAATATCCTCAGCAGGATAAGTTCTTACTTTACCAGTATCAATATCATCCATCATCTGATAAAGAGATTCAAGGAAGTCTTTACTATATGTGTCATCCATATTGATAGATGTCCAGAACCATTCATAACATTCTCGTTCTGGACTTTCACCATAAGGGTTAGCATATGCCTCATAGTTGTTGGTCATTAGGTCTGCCCACATCTTGAAGTTATGAGTCCATTGCTGAACCCAAGCACGAAGCAGATGGTCTGTGATGTATTTGAGGTGCGTCATTATGCTACACCATTTGCAGAGTCAATGTCATTCTCTATTTGC